CTGACGAGCCCTGCGCGCCTATCGTTGTTAGCTGGTACGAGATTGATCCCGTGCTTGGCGAACTCGCTGTGAACGGTGTCCCCACGTCCTCCTGCCGAGCCGATCCCGAACCCCGTCCGCGATTGGATGGAAGGATCACAAAGAGCCAGAGAAGGTTCACCCCAACGATTAGCGCGATTAGTATGGATTCGTGACGCATGGTCTGAGATCAGTCCCGGGCTGTAGTACTCGCCGTAGACCACGACATGGCCCTCGGGAGAAACACCGGCAGGATACCACGCGGTGGGGTTGGTGACCCCGAAGTCCATCGCCTCCCAGCGGCGCCAATCGTAGGGCGGGTAGAAAGTGGGAACAACATGGATCTGAGGATCGAAGTGAGGAAAGCAAGCCGAGTCGATGGCCTCCCAGGAGCCCTCGATCAGACGGGCCTGCGTGGCCTCGGGAAGCTGCTGAAGTGACACCAGGTAACTATCCGCGTCGATATGAGGATTATCCCGGAACGTGGCCGGGAGGAAGATCCTATCCTTGCTACCCGACTCCAGGAACCGCTTACGAACCCAGGTCGTGCCGGGGCCTACGGGGTTACTGGCGCATCGAACGCGCAGTGGGATGTCAGAACCTTTCAGCTTACGCAGGCGAGAGAAGAGAAACGTGTACCCGATATCGTCGGGGAATTCGGTAACTTCGTCCCAAGCTATGTACTGGAACTCCGCAGACTGGTACCTGAGCCGGTCGGTGGGGGTCTGAATGTACCCGAAGGTGATCGCCGCTCCGGAAGGGAACTCGAACGTGTGAGTTTCTCGGTCGTAGCGCACATCCCGGAACGGCTTCAACCATTCGTGACACCTGTCCATGATCGCGCCGGGGAGAGCTAGGTCTGTGTAACTACGCCGGAAGATGATCGCCGCATAGTTCGGCCTGTCCACGTACTGGAGCGCGCCCATCAGAAGAGCATCGGACTTCCCCCCACCGGCCGCGCCTCCGTACAACCCCTCCAGGCCGTCATAGAGCAGGAACGCTGCCTGCTTGGGACTTGGAACGTGCGGGATATACGTCGTTAACTTCAACGTCGCCATGCGATTCTCCGAATCGTGTAGATGGTCAGCTTGAGCGTTGCCACGCGATCACTCTACCCAGAAGCACCACAGCCCGCCACTATGACTCTGGGCGGGCTGGGGCTGGTTTCGCCGGGGAACAGTCCATACCGCTAGCAGGCTTGCTGTCCAACCCCTTTGAACTGAGTAGGTTACGGGATCCTTGACCCCGCCTCTCCCTCTCACCTTGAATCATACACCATCCAGCAGATCCTTAAACATCAGGCGCCCCCCTCGTTCCACCAACGAGAGAGATCCTCGTCGTTCTCCTCCTCGATCCAGGCGGCAAGAGCGAGAGCCACCGCTTCACGGTCGCAGGAACACGGATCCTCGCCGTCGCATTCCATGAAATGAAGCTCAGTGGACTCGCTCATCCGCGTCTCTCCGGCTTGGTTACCCCGCCTGGGCGGTTCGCGCCATCCGGGCGGTTTTTCTTCAACACGTTGGGGTTACGATACCAGTACAAAGCGAACCCGAGGGGGCGGATCACTTCGCCCTCGTTCGGTTGCTCGCAGAACCAACCCTCGCCGGACTTGTGCATGAACCCACGGCATTTCTTGTCCTGGTTCCAGGCCCAGCCGTGACAGATCGGGCAAGGTTGTTTCTTGGAGAACGACTTGGCCACCTATCTGCCTATAGAAGCAGTTTTGAAGCAGCGCTTGAGATCCCAGAACACGTACCCGATCAGCGCGTAACAAAACAGCGACACCACGCCGACTGACGCGAGTAACAGCTTAACTAGTTTCACTATCGTCTGCCTCCCCGAGCGTAGGCAAAAGAGTCCGGCACCTTCTCCTCGACTGCGGCCCACGCGTCCGGCAGGGCTTCCGCGAGGAACGACGAGAGCTTGTAGGCGGTGTGGATGCGGTCGCTGTCGCCGCTCTGTTCAGCCTCGATGACGTTCTTGCGGCACTTGAGGCGAGCGGCGGCGAGTGAGTCCCAACGGACACGGGTGAAGTCACTCATCGTCTGCCTCCCCGGCGACCACTTCGACCGTCTCCTGCGTTGCCTCACCGAGGTCATACGGAGAGAGGTGACCGGCCTTGACCGACTCCAAGTCCATCGCAGCCATCGCGGCAGGGTCACCGTCTGCGCCCTCGTAATGGTCGGGCTTCGCGTCGTACTCGATGACAAGCGTGAACCGCAACCTCACGTCGCCCGGGTCAGTCATTGTCTGCCTCCCATGCGTCAGTCAGCACAGAAAATGCACCCCAACTCCGTCGCCCGTAGGTTCGCCCCCTGCTTGGCACCACAACGTGGGCATACTCGGAGCGAACTAACTTCTTCTGCCTCCCCGAGCGCCCGCCTCATACCCTCGCGCACAGCCGCACGTTCAGTGTCGGTCGCTGGACGGATTTCACCGTCTGCCCCCCCGAGCGCGACACGGAGAATGTCGTGGCACTTCCAGATTTCGGCGTTCACCACGTCCCGGCCAGTACCGTTCGCGATCTGCTCATAGAGCGCGTCGTGAAGCGACGACACCTGCGTATCCGCTGCCTTCAGCGCGGCCCGTAGATGTTCGCGCTCGGCCAAACTGGACACATCCGCGCGTAGTTCATCCATAGCGCTGTCGTATCCGGCCTTTGCTTCGGCAAGACCACGTACAACGTGGCCGTCCTGCACACCTTCTAGGCAGCGACGGTACCAGTCGATACGTTCGAGGCGGTCAGTCATTGTAGGAACCTTTGGTGATCATGTTTCGGAGTCTACCCGATCCAGAACTTCTGAAACCTGAGGATCTAGAGCAGACTTTGCAGCAGAGCGGCCTGACCAGTGACCTACGAAGTTAGCGTAAATGCTCACGAAGATCAGGTAAGGGATCCGCCAGGACTCGGGGGGTAGCCATACGAGTACGAAGTTCAACCCCCAGAACCCCATCAGGTACGTGTGAACTTGCTCGTCGGTGAGCTTCAACATGGCGCCGGGTGCTTATGCTAGGGTACCCATGATGTCAGCCTCGCGCTATACCTGAAAGCCTCCTTGAAAAGGAAATAAGGCTTGAAGGTCAAGAGAAGTATGAGGGCAAGGATGAGTGGGAGAGGGTTGAGAAGAGGTATAAGGCCCGTCCTCCCGAAGGGCCGGAGTATGTGGCCGAAGTGAGCGCGCCAACCTCTCCCACTCTTCCTGGGTTTAAGGTTCCTCCCGTCTGGGTACGGTGTCTAAGGACACCATGACGAAAGCAGTTCTCGTAAGGTGTGAGCGGTGCGGAATGAACCAGCCCAACAAACGGGAGGAGTACTTCCCCCCAGGAGTAGCTGGATGTACTAGATGTGGTCACTTGTTCGGAAACTACGTCAAGGGAGTGAAATGAAAGACTGGTATTTCCTCAGGGGTGTCTCAGTCGTACTGGCTTGTTACCTTCTCGCTGGGATCACCTTGCGCTCAGTGGTAGCAGCCGTTCTTCTGTCCATCTCGTTCTATCCCTATGCCAAGACTTAACAAAACCTGTTCCACCTGCGAGCGCAAGATCCCGGCCCGAGACTACGAGGCGGGGATGGTCGTGACAAGCTCGCACACAGGAGACCGTTGGTGCGGGAGATGCACCCTGAAGTTCATCCGAAAGACTGTAAGATGAGTCTCATGAGAACAGGATGCGTAAACGCTAGTTCGCTAAACTCTCCGCAGGGTTGCGCTGTAGTACGCGCAGGTTTCTGGGACGGACCTCTAAAGAGGTCCTTTGGGGAGTAAAGTCCCCTACGGGCCTCTAACCATCTAGGAAGGGAGCAAACATGAAGTACATTCCCGCTGTGATCGGCGGCGCTGTAGCCGCGCTGATCCTGGTCGGCCCCGAGTACCACCAACTCTCCCACTCATACCTAACCACTGTTCCTCCTGATCTTCCTCAGGTCCGAGGCGCTACGAGCCCCCGTGTTAACCAGTCGAACATTCACTTCACCGTGTGCGTCCGTGGGTACACAAGCACTGTCAGGCCCCCGGAGCGGTACACCACGAACCTGAAGCGCCGACAGATCAGAGACCTCCAACTCACGGGAACAGTCCACGACTACGAGGAAGACCACTTCATTCCTCTCTCTCTCGGAGGTGCGCCGTACAGCCCTCAGAACCTCTGGCCGGAGTCTTGGCCGCAGGCCCACAGATCAGATCCCCTGGAGTACAGACTGTACCGTCAGGTGTGCGGCGGCGAGATCACGCTCAAGCACGCGCGCAACCAGATCAGAACCTACAAAGAAAGGTACGGGTAAGATGGGGTACGAAGTAACTCATAAGCTCAGACTTTCGGTGGATTCTAGTGGAATCGAAGTGTTTGCCACGGATTTCATCCGTGATCCTGGAGGCTGTCTCTCACAAG